TGGCCCGACACCACGGAGGTTTTCTGTGGGGTCACTGTGCAAAAAGGCCCTGTTTCGCAAAACCGATGGCTTTGACCAACGCAGAGCTCGGCCTTGCCCTGGGCGTAACCGCGCAACGCGTGAGCGTGCTCAAACGCGACGGAATGCCGACCGACTCCATCGACGCGGCCAAGGCGTGGCGGGAAGCCCGGGCCAACGTGCAGAAGGCTCGAGCACCACAGGCCGCACCGGCGCAGCTCGATGACGGGACTCTGGCCGACACCATCCAACAGCACCGGGCGCTAGTCGGTCGGGCTCGCGGCGTCTGGCAAGCGGCGATGGAGCAAGGCGATCCGAACGGCCCGAAGTACCAGACGAGTTATAACCAATCCCTGAAGACGCTGGTCGCCCTCGAAGAGGAACAGGAACGGCGCCTTATCCTGGCTAAAGATTACATCTCGTCGAAGGAAGCCGGCGAAGCCATGCGGGAACTTGCCTCGGGTGTGGTCAACCGTCTCGACAAACTCGCCCTCGACGTGGCCGAAGGGTGCAACCCCGAGAACCCTGCCAAGGCCGTGAAGGTGCTCGAGGCTTGGGTGCGCCGCGTGAAGGCCGAACTCTCCGCCGTCGATGAACAAGAGTGACCTGCTCCGCATCGGGCGGGACGTGCTCAAGCCTTCGGACTCGGGGGACATCGTCGACTGGCTGGAAGACAACGTGCACGCCATCCCTGACTCACCGATGCCCGGGCCGTTCAGGTCGGAGCGGACGCCGTGGATCGCGGAGGCGCTGCGGATTGCCGCCGACCCCGAGACGAAACTGCTGACCATCCTCGCCAGCATCCAGTCGGGCAAATCTCTCTTCGCTCGTCTGTTCACCTGCCACATCATCGCCAACGCTCCCGGCCCGACGATGGTGCTCCAGGCTACGGACCCCGAGGCTAAGGACTTCGCCCTGCGTTACCTCCGCCCTGTATGGGCCAACTGTCCGCCGGTGAAAGACCGCATCTCGCTCGACGACATGGACCGCTCGACGACGACGGACTTCGACCGCATGACGCTCTACTGCCGCGGCATCTGGAACGAAGCAAACCTTCAGCGCCTGTCGCTTCGGTACACCATCGCCGACGAGTGTTGGATGTCCCCGCCCGGTCACTTGGCCGAACTGAGCGCGCGCGTCACGGCCTTCGGATGGATGGGCAAGCGCATCTTCATGTCGCAGGGTGGCAAGGCGGGTCAGGAGTTTCATCAGCTTCACGAGACGACCGACCAACGTGACTGGAATATGCGCTGCCCAAAATGTGACGCGCTCCAGCCCTGGGTGTGGGAACAGATCAGGTTCCCCGAGGACGCCAAGGTCAGCGGGTCGTGGGACTTGCACAAGGTCAACGCCGGCACGACCTACGAGTGTGCATCCTGCCGCACCTTGCTCCCTGACACCAACGCTACGCGCATCGAAGCCAACGCCCGCGGGTGCTTTGTAGCTACAGCCGCATCGGTCAACGCCGGGCACATCGGCCTGCACTGGAACGCCCTTGCGACGATGAGCTGGGGCGAGCTGGGCGTGCTGATGCTCAAGGCCAAGGAGTCGGTCGACCAATACGGCGACGACAACGCCCGGATGCAGTTCAAGCAGAAGCGGCTGGCTATGCCCTGGTCAGAAGAGGGTGGCGAGATGGTCAGCACCGCCGAGTCCGCCAACTACAAGATGGGCGACGCATGGGACGCCGAGGCCATGATCTCACCGAAGGGTCGGGTCATCGAGCAGACGGACGCACCGCAGGGGAGCATCGCCTTCCGCACGATGGGCGTCGACGTTCAGCGCGGACACTTCTGGGTGGTCGTTCGGCGCTGGGCTAAGACCGGGCACAGTCGGCTGCTGGCCTTCGCCCGCATTGAGTCATGGGGCGACATCGAGGCGTACGCAAAACAGTACGCGGTGCACCCGGCCATGGTCTTTGTCGACTCGGGTGACAGCACGACCGAAGTCTACCGCGAGTGCGCCAAGCGGAACTGGAAGACGGCCAAGGGGTCGGGCTCGGAGGACTTCGCGGTCACCGATCGGGACGGGAAGACGAGCCGTCGCTACTACTCCGAGAAGCAGGCTATCGTTGTCCCTGGCATCCCGCAGCGGGCCATCCTCGTCTCGCACTCCAACCTCGCCGGCAAAGACCTCCTGCACGGGCTCCGGGCCCGCAAGGTCTGGACCTACGCCCTAGACGCCGACCCTGAGTACGTCTCGCAGCTGAACTCCGAAGTACGCGTCAAAGACCGCCGCACAGGCAAGGCGCACTGGATACTTCCCCAGGGCAAGAAGGACAACCACGCCCTCGACTGCGAAATCCTCGCCCTCCTAGCCGCCGTCCGCTGGGGCATCGCCGGCAGGGAAACCACCGAAACCGACTTGCCTCAGAGCGGAACATGAGCACGCTATCTGCAAGGGTGCGCCGTTCGGTGCTGCAAGAAGGAAGAAGCTTGTGGCGTGGGCTGGTCGGCGCACCCCCCTCTTCGTTCCAATCTGGGCAATACTAAATGGCCTCTGGACTCTTCATCGGACTTACGGAGTGCGAACTCCTCGACATCAAAGCCAAGGCTGTGGCCATGATCACGGAGGGTAAGACGCTGATGTCCTACTCCGACTCTGGCTCCTCCGCGTCCAAGCAGTTCGCCATGCCCCCGAAGGAGATGCTCTCCGAGGCTATGTTTGCCCTGAGCCGCCTCGACCCGGCCACCTACGGGCGCCGCACGACGGTCATCTCGACCTCCTGGTCTACGCGCCGCGACTAATCTATGGCCCCCCGCAAGACCAAAGTCCCCACCGTCAGCCTCCGCAAGCCCGTCCTCAAGGCCGCGGCTGTTGCGCCTGCGCTCAAGCCACAGGCCGCCGTCATGGACAGCCAGGGCAGCGGCTTCGGTGGCAGTTACTCGGGCTGGCAGAGCACGATGTTCTCGAACGCTCGTCGCGCTATCTTCGGTCAAGCACCGGGCGACCTACGCCAAGACCTGACGCCGTGGAACCGTATGGCCATGATCCGCAAGTGCCGATGGGCAGAGCGGAACAGCGGCCTGTTCAAACAGATTCTGAATGACATGGTGCTCTATTCCGTGGGCGACGGCATCAAGGCCCAGAGCCACGCCAGCACCCCGGAGATGCAGGAAATCTACGAGGCTTACTTCGCAGAAAAGGGCAAGCGCATCGACATCACGAACCGCTTTTCATTCTACAACTGCCAAGCCATCCTCCTCCGCGGCATGATCCGTGACGGTGACTCGTTCGCCGCCAAGGTCCGTAACGCCACGGGCGAAGCCAAACTCCAGCTGATGGAAGCCCACCGCGTCGGTGACCCGCTCGAAGAGACGGTCGTCATTCCGGGCATCCACGACGGCATCATCTACGGACCCTACGGTGAATACACTGCCGTGAACGTCTACAAGTCTGACGGCAGCAACCGTCAGATTCTCGCTCAGTCGATGATGCACGTCGTCGACCATGAGTACGCCAGCGGGTGCCGCGGTATCCCCCTCCTGCAATCGAGCATCAACTCCATCCAAGACGAGATGGAAATCCTCGCCCTTGAGAAGCAGGCCGTGAAGGACAACGGTGACGTGGTCCGCACGATTCAGAAGCAGGGCGGCGTCCTCGATCAGGACACGGCCAACGAGTTGGGCGCACTGAATACCCCATCTTACACTTCTATCGCCAACACGATGGGCGGCAAACTTCTGGTGCTTGACCAGGGCGAGTCGCTCAACTCCTTCCAGAGCAACCGCCCGAACAGCACCTTCACCGGCTTCCTTGCGGCGCTTGAACGCGACATCGCTCAGGGCGTCCTGCCGTACGAGTTCGTCGGCGACTCCTCCAAACTAGGCGGCGCCACCGTTCGCCTCGTTACCGCCAAGGCTGGCCGCGTCTTCGCTAAGTATCAGACCATCATCATCGAACAGTTCTGCGTCCCGACTTGGGGCTACATCATCGGACAGGGCATCGCCGCCGGCGACATCCCAGACGACCCGAAGTGGACTGAAGTCTCATGGACGACCCCGAAGAGCGTGACCGTTGACGCTGGCCGCGAAGCCGCCAACGACCGTGCCGATGTGGAGATGGGTCTCCTGTCCATGTCCGAACTCTACGCCCAGCGCGGCCTAGACTTCCGCACCGAGATGAACAAGCGCGCCGCCGACATGGTGCATATCCAAGACCTTGCCAAGCAGTACGGCATCCCCTTCGAGCTGCTCTTCCGCCCGACCAACACCCCGATCGGCACGGTCGAGGCAGTGGACGAAGACGAGCCCGCCGACATGGAAGAGCCCGTCTCCGAAGACCAACCCAATTCCTAACCCCATGCGTTTCCTCACCAATGGCCTATCGGGCCGCGAGCCCCTACTCATCGACCCGGCCAAGGCCAAGGACCACGCTGTCCTGGCTGAGAAGTTCGGCTTCACGGATATGCTCGCCCAGCTCTTCGGCGTGGCCCCCAAGCCCTACGTCACCGCGGACGGCATCGGCGTCATCCCTTGCGTCGGCGTGATCGGCAAGAACCTGAGCCCTCTCGAAAAGATGATGGGTGCCGTCGACGTGAACGAACTCTCTGACGCGGTCGACGCGTTCGCCGCCAACCCGGACGTCCAGAAAATCGCCCTGCAAGTCTCCTCCCCTGGCGGTACCGTCACGGGCGTCGAAGAACTCGCCAACAAGGTCCGCTCGGTCGGCAAGCCCACGATGGCCTATACCGACTCCGAGGCCTGCAGCGCCGCCTATTGGATCGCCTCCGCCGCGGATAAGGTGACCGCATCCCCCTCTGCGACCGTCGGCTCCGTCGGCGTCTACATCGCCATCCCTGACTACTCCGCCGCCGCTGAGATGGCTGGCATCAAGATGGTCGTCATCAAGTCGGGCAAGTTCAAGGGCGCCGGCATCGAAGGCACCAGCCTGAACCCTGACCAGATTGAAAACCTTCAGGCCAGCGTCGACACGATCCACGGCGAGTTCAAGGACGCTGTCCTGATGAAGCGCAAGATGGTGAAGGCCGAAGCGATGGAAGGCCAGACCTTCTCCGGCAAGCAGGCCGCCGCCCAGGGACTGGTGACGGGTCTCGCTGACTCCTTCTCCGAAGCCCTGCGGTCCTTCTAAGTTTCCAAGTCCCGCATACTCAAGATGACCATCGAAGAACAACTGCTCGAAGCCTCGGCTGCCCTCTCGGGCCTCACCGCCGAACGCGATGACCTCCGTGCCACCGTCGAGAAGCTCACCGTCGGCGCCGCCGCGGAACTCGAAAGCCTGAAGGTCGAAGCCGCCGTCAAGGACGCCTCCATCGCCAGCCTCACCGAAGTCGTCAAGACCATCGAAGCCGAAGCCGCCGCCCTTAAGGCCGCCGCTGTCGAAGCTGAAGCCGTCAAGGTCAGCGCCTCCAAAGAGGCCGCCAAGATTGCCGCGTCTGTCGGCGTCACCCCGGTTGCCCTTCCCCAGGGCGACGGTGCTCCTGCCGAGGCCGTCAATCACTACGTCGCTTTCATGGCCCTGCCTGTCGGGTCCAAGGAGCGCAACGCCTACTTTGAGGCCCATCGCTCCGCGATCATCAAGGCCTCTTTCTAATTTCCCTCAACCCTACCTAATACAAAAAAATGGCCAACTCCCTAGCCGCCGCGCCCTCAGTACTCAGCGCTGGCGTCCTCTCCGCTCTCCAGAACAAGCTCCCCGTCCTTTCGGGCATCTCGTCTGTCTTCTCGGCTCGTCCCGGCTCGACCGGCATGGCTATCCAGGTTCCCCTCATCGGCACCTCGACTGCTTCTGCCTTCGGCACCGGCGGCTACCTCACCCAGGACGACGCGACGATCACCGCCGCGACCGTCTCCCTGACCCAGTACAAGATTTCCAGCCGCTTCACCCCTTCGAACCTGAAGGACTACGGTGCTGACTTCTTCGTCAACAACTTCGTCCAGACCGCCTCTATCGGTCTCGCCCAGAAGGTCATGGACGTCATCAACGCTCAGGTCACTGCCGCTAACTACAGCGTCTCCTCGACCTCCGGCGCTGACCTCGCTTACTCCGAGCTCGTCGGTGTGCAGAAGACCCTCGACGACGCCAAGGCCCCGAGCCCTCGCTACGCCGTGCTCAGCAGCACCTACATCTCTGACCTCCGCAAGGACACCACGATCGTTGGCAACAACGTCCTCGGCGCGAACATCATCCGCGACGGCGACCTCGGTGTCATCGCTGGTGCCCGCATCTACCAGTTCGCCAACCTCTCGGCCAACAGCGAAAACCTCGCCGGCTGGGTCGCTGGTCCTGACGCCATCGCCTTCGCCTCCGCCCTCCCTGACTCCGAAGGCATCCCCGGCTTCGAAGTCTCGAACGCTGTCGACGCCGGCACGGGTCTCGGTGTGCAGGTGCTCGTCGGCATGGAACAGTCTGGTTACCTGAATGTCACGGCCACCCTGATGTTCGGCGCCGCTGTCGGTCGCGCCACCTCCCTCGTCCGCCTCAAGACCGCCTAATAGCGGCCAAGGCTACGAACTTAAGGGGCTCCGAAAGGGGCCCCTTTTTTGTGCCTAGTTCCCAAACGGGGCATTGATAGGATGAGCCTCTACGCTGACTTTCTCGCTGACGCCAAAGAGATGATCGCGGACTTCGGCGTGGCCGGAACCGCCAACTCTGGGGCCATCACCTTCCAGTGCCTCATCTCCGACCCCGCCGTCATGACCGTCCTCGAAGCAGGGGGGTATTGCGAGCGGACCCAGTACTCGGTCAGGGTGCCAGCCGTAACGGCCTCCTGGAGCCTGCCAGACGGGTCTAATGGGGCATCGGCGGCCCTACTGTCGGCAGGTGTCCCCATCGCCAGCCTAGGCCAGGGGAAGAAGATTGTGGCCGGCGGCAAGACCGTCCGCATCACGACCCAGACCTACAAGCCCGGGTCGGCATGGATCACGCTCGTCGTCATCGACGATAACCAGTAAATCACGGTGGTCTCGGTCAGCATCAGTCCTAAGTCTCAGGCTGAGTTCATGGCTGGCCTGCGTCAATTCGCGGCGAACACCGGGCAGACCATGCGGGACGCCTGCCTTGAACAAGCCGCCCTTGCCTGCCAAGACGCGGCAACCTTTACCCCTCCTATGCCGAAGGGCGGAGGCCGTGGCCTCTCCAAGGCCGCCCAGACCGCTGGCGACGAAGCCGTGGCCGGAGACATCAAGAAACTCTACGTCGCGGCAAACGACCGTAGCGCAAACTCAGCTGCGGGCCTCCTAGGCAACCAGCTGGCCTACGCCACCAAGTCCAACGACATGGGTCGGTTCAACAAGATTATTGGCAAAGGCACGCTTCAGGCGCTGAAGGGCCTACCGCCTATCCTGAGGAAGATTGCTAATGACCAGGACTACACGCGGGCGTTTGCCAAGGCTAAGAACTACTTTAACACGACCAACCCTATCCAGACCGACTACGGTCAGGGTTTCGTCACTGATCTGCGTCCTCCGCATAACCGCATCAAGGCCAAGTACGGTGGCCGCATCGGCAAGGGCACCCGCCCCGTCACCATTAAGATGCTTGTCGAGACCAAGTCCGAGCTGACTCAATACATAAAGGACCGTCAGCAGATGGTCGGCATGATCAAGTCGGGCTGGGCCTCGGCTCTCCGCTCCCTGCCTAAGCCTGTCATCAACGGCATCCCCAAAGACTTCGGGGTCGACCTGCTCAAGGTGGCATGGATTAACCGGCACACACAAGTCCGCGGAACCAACAGCCTCCTCGCCAATGAGAAGGTCGTCGAGCTGAGCGTGACTAACAGCCAGGGCAACGTGAACAACATTGGCGTCGATGCTTCCGTGCTTCCCCTGGTCTACGCAAACCGTATCAAACAGATGAAGGCCCGCTTTGAGAAACACATGAACACCACCATCTCTCAGGCTAACCGCCGCTAAACTTTATGGGCACCAAATCCATCCGTCACATCGTCGAGGCTGCCGTCGCGACTTACCTCTCGACCCAGACCGGGCTGACCACCGTCACGTTCCTGACCGGGGACAGCGCCGCGACCCAGACCCTCCCCAAGGCCATCGTCCTTTGCGAGTCCGCCCGGGCACCCAGCGACCTCCCCGAAGGCGAAGGCAACTTCAGCTGCTCGGTCCGCATCACGCTCTTTTCCAACGCTGACGACACGACCCTCGCCGATCACCGCGCTCGCTGTGCCGCCCTGTCCGGCAATATGCGTGACCTGACCTCCATCAAGGCGGCCTTCGTGGCCACCGGCGACGCGTCCTGCTATGACGTTACCATGCAGTCCGAAGACGAGGGCATCGACGAGCGCTCCTGGGCGACCTCGTTCACCTTCGACCTACTGGCCGTCTTCCCCGCATAAGGTTACCAAACCAAGCATATTCAAATGGCCGCTATCTCAAACGGAGTCACCTGTCTCTATGGTGTCGCAGGCACTGTCACCAACCTTTTTGTGCAGAGCTACTCGCTCTCCTCCTCGTTCAACGCCGAGGCTACTGTGGTCGACGAAGCCGGCCTGACCAAGACCCACCGCCTCGACGACCGCAAGTCCGAGATTACGGTCGAAGGTATCTGCAAGACCTCCTCGATGCCTTCCCTCGGCGCCGCTCTCAGCTTCACGCTGAACGCCCAGACCGCTTACCCGGCTGGTTCGGCCTCCGTTTCCTTTGTCGGCACCATCACCAAGATTGACGAGAAGGGCTCCAACAAGGGCTTCACCGCGGTCACCGTGACGGCTATCGATTACGAAGGCATCACGCCTGCCTAATTGACTTAGCCCCAAGTGGGCTACACTAGGCGGCATGGACAAACGGTTCCTTTCTGCCTTTATCGACCCCGCTCCCTTTCGGCTGCTGGGTCGTTCCCTTTACCCGTGGTGCCTCAAGTACCGCGTGCGCCTGATGGCTTTTGACTCCCCGCTGGTGACGGGCTCCCGCGGCATCACCCCTGCCGACCTAATCTTCGCCTGCCAAGTGTGCGCCGAGGAACCCCTGGGCGGACCTATCGGCTGGGTCGACAAACTGCGGATCATGTCGCTTGCCCGCAACCCTGCCAAGTTCGAGCGCTTACTCGAAGCCTTTGCCGGTTACATCCTGGTCCAAGACTGGCCGAAGTTCTGGGAGCAAACGAAGAAGAGCAGCGGAGGAAGCAAGGGCGTCCCGTGGCCGCTGTCGATTGTCGCCAATTTAACTGCGTCAGGTATCGATTACAAGCAGGCGTGGGAGATGCCGGAGTGTCAGGCCATCTGGCTGAACTCCGCCCTGGCTATCTCGAAGGGTGCGGACGTGGCGATCATGTCGCCCGAGGAGGAGGCCTTCATGGAAGAAGAGGAAGCCAAGACCGACGCCGCGGCCGCCGCTTCCAATCCTGCAAAGGAAACCCCCTGACAATGGCCCAAGAACTGACAGTCAATATCAAGACCACCTCCGACGTCCCCCAGGCGATGGACAAGGCGAAGCAGGCGACAACTGAGTTTGCCAAGCAAGCAGAGGCCGTTAACAAGCGCTTCAAAGACTCCATCAAGGACATCCTCCTTTCAACTGCTGGACCTATGGCAGCGCTGGCACTTGTCACCAACAGGATTAACGAATACTTTGAAAAGATTAAGCAGGCTCAGGTTGATGCAAATCAGTCTGCAATTGATGGCATCAATGAGCGCATGGCAAAGGAGGACGTTTACTATGCCCGTAAAATTGCCCGACTAAAGGAGGACAAAAAGGAAACCGAGTCTGCAAGGCTTCAGCCACAAACCACGGCCTTTGAGTTCTTAATGAATGACCCAAGGGCTAAAGATGCCTTTGGTTTTAAGCCCAGCAAACTACCAGCCTTTGGCCTCCCTGGCGTGACAGTAGGTGAACAAATTGCTGAAGGCATGTCGAAGAAAGCCAACGTGCAGGAACAAATCCGGCAAATAATTGCCGAGGACTTGGCGAAGAATGGCATGATCCCGAAGAGCGGTGAAGGCGTCAAAGACAAGACCCCCACCTCCTTCAAAGGCCCCGAGGGCTTCTCCAACGTCGTCGGCGTAGGCGCCAACCCGGTCATGGACGCCATGAACGCCCAACTCGAGGAAAACCGCAAGCAGACCGCTTTGCTCCAGCAGATCGCGCAAGGCGGAGGTAACGTCCCCGCCGACTTCACCAAGGGTAATCCCCACGAAACTGGCTACGGAGACCAGATGTAATTTACCAACATGGCACGCATCGACCAGGGCAACGCCCTCACCACTGACATCCTCCAGCCCGGTTGGACTTCCAACTCGGACGGCTTCGGCCTCATCACAATCAACGCGACATTCAAGACCGACCGCAATACCGGGGCGTTCGCTCCATTCGTTCGCGGCACGGCTTTCCCAAGTGGTGGTTATAGCTACTGCAAGTCTCATAAGGGAAGCATCAGCTGGGACTCCCTTGGCATGGCCACGCTGAAGGTCGACTATGTCGGCATCGACCCATCAATAAACGGCGGCGTCCGTACCAACGCGAATACCTCAGTCGCTAACGGGCTAACCTCTGAGCACCTCAGCAGCCACCCAAACTTTTTCACCGCGGCCGCTGGCTATGGTGGCACCGCTCTTGCTGGCCTACCCGGTGACTTTGGCGGCGCTTATGACGACTCAATTCTTGGGCCAGTGGTAAATCGTTATAACGTGGCCCTAGCCAAAATGGTTCCGGTCCCATCATGCGAAGGTAATCACGGTGCATGCTTTGAGCAACCGACGGGCGGCCGCTTCATTGGGTTTGTAGACCCAGATTGGCCGTCCCTTTACGGCAAAACGCAATACCTTGAACGAACCACGACCTACTCTGGCGTAATGTATACCACAAGCCAGAGCGATGTGCAGGCCCTCTATGCTCTGCTCGGTGTGGCCACTCAAACGCAATCATGGGGAGTCTTCAAACTCATCCCTGACTGGGGCCCAATTGGGACGGTTGCTACCGTCGGCCACAAGAACCTACTTTCACAGGTTAACGTCGAAGAGTACGGATTACTTTACAAGGTTCTCTATGAAATCCGTTATTCCAACGCAGGATGGGAAGACATGGTATATCTTAACATTTGACGCGCATGTCTATCCAACCCGGTGCTGGTTATACCTTCACGTCTTCAGGGCAGGGGACTAATCTAAACATCCTAAAACCACTGGAAGCCTATACCTCTTTGGCTTATGAGTTTCCTAAGCACCCATTCCAAGTCACCGACCTAGGCCCGAAGACTGTCGGTGGAACGCTGTCCTACTGGTTCAAGGTTCAGCCGGGTCTAGTCAACAACCTCGACCCGATGATCGGCGGCTCGGCTTGGTTTATGACGCATATGCCGGTCAGCGATTACGAGTTTGTTTTATACAAGTGGAATTTCAACGTGACCACCGGCTACTCTTACATCGTTTTGAAATTAGGCTACGAGGCATCGATTGGACAGTATCCCGACAGCAACACGGCGCACGTTAGCGCAAGCCCGTCTTATCCCGTTGTAGACTCTATTTCATTTATGCCCGTCACCAATGACACTGACTCGTATGTTGTTCTGGCTACGGCATACCAAGACCCGACGACGAAGGCGATTACCGTCTGGCAGGACGTCAGCAAGTCGCTCTGGACGGACCGCATCAAAGTCAACACGCTCGCCGCAAAGTATTACTTTGCCAGCATCTAATGCCCACGCCCCCGGTATATACCTCTGCTTTTAAGAGGATTGGGAGCGAAACTAATTACAGCAGCTGGGGCTTTTTTCGAACTGCGGTTATTGCGGTAGGCTATCAGTTTCCTATGACCTATTCCCATTCGCAGGTCTACCTGTCTTCGTTACATCCGACAATTGATTACGTTCACGAAAACCTTTACCGATCGGCGGCGCCCAATACTTCTCAAGGAAATTTAGACCCAAACGGAACGGGCTTATTTGGAGTCGGTTACTATTCTGGCTTCCCTCCTCCGTTTGACTTTAACGCTTTGTGCCAAATCGACAACGACGAGCGGCAGGCATCTATCACGGGGGGAACGGTGACAACTTCCGGCGGGACCTTCATCATGACAGACGATGCCTCTAATGCTGTTGGGCAATCCGTTGGAGGTAGCGGAAGCATTATTTCCATTGTACCCCTTTAAGCCCCCCTCCCCCCACCCCCTTGCCCCCCTGCTACCAATCCGGGCAACAATAAGACCCGATGAGCTGCAACACCGTCACCTTTAAGCGCGGCACGTCCTTCGCGGCCTCTTGCGCTTACACCCCGTCCGTGGGTGCCCCGGCTAACCTCCTCGGCACGACCGTCACGTCGACCATTGTCGACTCTAACTTAAGCCCTTACGATCTAGTCGTCACGATTGCGAACGACGGCCTGTCCTTTACGGCAGTCTACGCCGGGGAAACCTCCTCCTGGTCAACCGGCACGGCCAGCTGGGACATCCGCTTTTCCCTTGGCGGCAGTGTCTTCTATACCGTGACCATGCGCCTCAATGTCATCGGTCAGGTGACCCTTTCCTAAGATGTCCACCCTCGCAGTCACTCTCGAAGGCATCGCTCCGGCGACCCTCACCATCGAACTCGGCACGCCCGGCCCCGCTGGGAGTCAAGGCCCGCAAGGCATCCAAGGCATCCAAGGCATCCAAGGGGTGCCGGGGGTTGGTGTTCCCGCTGGCGGCCTTACGGGCGAGTACCTGGTCAAGACCTCCAATACCGATTTCATTACTGGCTGGTCCGCGCTGTCGCTTAACTATCTCCCCCTAGCCGGCGGCGCTATGGATGTCGACGCGACTATCAGTTTTGAGGATACTGTCCTCGACAGGGTCAGCGAAGTGGCTGGATTTGGCTTCTCGGTTTCCTCGGCCAGCAACATTAACCTCAAGTCAAACGTCCTCTTTGACCGGGTGTCTGTCGCTAACGTCACCAGCGCAACGAGCATCATCCCCACGGGCGTAGAGTTTCCGGATCTAACCCTTCAGACTTCGGCGGGCATCTCTGCGGCCACGGCTGCTTCGACTTATCTGCCCCTTACTGGAGGGTCTTTGTATGGTCAACTTTTACTGCCTTCCTCAACGACGTCCGCTGCTTCCCTTCGTATAAACATCGGAGTAGCCCCAACGACCCCAGTTTCTGGTGACTTGTGGTATACTGGAACGAACTTTCAATTCGGTTCAGGAAGTGGAACGACTGGGACCATCCCGGCTCTATCTACGAATAACAGTTTCACGGGCCAAAATACTTTTGGAGGCGCAACAAATATTTTTGGCGTATCTGCATCGGCATCGACAACTAGCGTTGCCACTGGTCTGACTACTTCAGGTGTAACTAAAGCTCTAAATCTAGGAACTGGCGGTCTGGCTGGTTCGATTACCAATATTCTTGTCGGTTCAACTACCGGCACTTCTACGACCACGCTACGCGGCACGACTAACGGAGTCACTGCTGCGGCCGATACGAACAGCGTTGCGCTAGCCACCACGGCTTACGTCGTTGGCCAGGCTTCTTCGACCACTCCCGCAGCCACCGGCACCGCGGCGGTCGGCACCTCCCTCAAGTACGCTCGCGCCGATCACGTTCATGCAAACCCTCTTCCTCCAAGCGGGACTGCGGGACAGGTATTAAGCAAAGTAAATGGGACTTCCTACAATGTCCAGTGGGAGACTTTTATCCCCGGCGACCGCTACCTGACGACCTCGTCCACGAGCAACGCAGTTAGCAACGGCAACAAGACCTTCACCGTAGGGACGGGCCTGTCGTACACGACCCAGCAAGACGTGACGATTGCCTACGATGCCGCGCACCATATGCACGGGTTAGTGCTGACCTATAACTCTGGCACGGGAGTTATGACTGTTGACATTCAGAACCACACGGGAACGGGAACCTATACGGCTTGGACAGTCAATGTCGGCGGGACCGTACCTCTGGCTTCCGTAGCCTGGGGCGACATCACGGGAACGCTGGGCAGCCAGACCGACCTTGCCACCGCGCTGAACAACAAGCTGGAAGTCTCGACGGCCGCTTCGACCTATACGACTTTCGGCTATACCGCTTCGACTTACTTCCTTTTGGCTGGCGGCGCGTTAAATCTTAACACGAACATTACGGCCTCGAACACTTCCGACTCCGACTCGGAGATGGCTGGCTTCGGTTTCGGAGTGCAAAAGTCTTCTGATCACACGAAGGGAACCACGGTCGAGTTTGACGGCCTCGACACTTACGACGGTGCGAGCCATATGAACGTCAACCCGACCGGGCTAGTATTCCCGGATGCAACGACCCAGACGACCTCGGCTACCAACCTCGGCTACATCTCGCAGGGCA